GGTTCGCGCGGCAAGGACTACGCGCTAAAGAAGAACGCTTGGTACTTCGAGGACAACAACCGCGCGGCGATATGCGCCGAGAAGTTTGGCGGCCTTGAGAAGGAGTTCCCCGAGCGTGCGAAGGTCGCGATGGCCCACGGTTCTTTCGATGAGGTGAACATCATTCGCAAGTTCGAGGACGGCATCGGCTACAAGTGCGAGGCGTCGAACGACATGTTCGTGAACGACCGCTGGCCGCACCTGGCCGCCACGGTGGACGGCTACCTGCACACCAGCACCAGCGTGCACGCGGTGAACGACGTGGGCGAGACGAACTACTGTCAAGACCCCGACGTGTTTCCGAACCTCCACCTCAGCATCATGGGCCGCGACACCGGCCTCCTGGAAATCAAGAAGAGCATCAGCGTGGCGTGGTCACGGGGCGAAGTCCCGGAGTACTACCTGGCGCAGGTCCAGACGCAGCTCCACATCGCCGACCTGGAGTGGGCAGTCATCTGTGCGGAGTGCGTCTATACGTGCCCCAAGGAGAAGTGGCGGAAGTTCTGGGACTTGCGTCCCACCCTCATCGAGCGCGACCCCAACTGGCGCGGCGTCCTCGACAAGTGCAACGTAGAGTTCGAGATGGCCAAAGAAGCCTTGGCCTAAAGAAAGCAACCCTGAAAGGTACTCGTTAGTTATGAGCGATACAGCAACAGCCCTACAACAAGACGTTAGACGCGGAGTTCGTAAGCGAACGCTCCGGCCTGAGCTACGTCACCGGGCGGTACACCAAGCAGCGCCTCAACGAGCTGTTCGGCCCCCTGGGCTGGAGCTTCGAGGTACTAGACGTGCGGCTCGACCGCGAGAACATGAGTGCCTTCGTGCATGGCCGACTCACCGTCACCATACATCCGCCGGAGGGTGACCCCGTGACCGTGACGAAGGACGGCCTCGCGCTGGGCTTCGCATCAGGCCGCTCGAACAACGAGGCCTTTGACTTCGCCATCGCCGAGGCAGCGACCGACTCGCTGAAGCGCGCGGCAGTCAGCCTGGGCCAGAACCTCGGCCTTTGCCTCTACCCCCTCACGGCGGGCGGAGCACAGAAGAAGAAGGCCGCACCCAAGAAGAAGGCGCCAGCCAAGAAGGCGGCACCCAAAGCAGCAGCACCCACCCCAACCCCTGAAGAAGATGAGGACTGGTAATCGAAATGAGTTCTAAGAATAAGCGTACCGCAACCATCACCCGCACCATCGTGCAAGCTGACGGCTCCAAGACCTACGAGAACTTTGGCGCAGTCATCAGCTCACAGTTCCCCGGAGTCTACTCCCTCATCGAAGAGGTGGAGACTGGCGAGACTGGCGAGAACGGCTACCCCGAGCGTAGCCAAATCGTTGCCCGCAAGGCAGCCAACGGAACCAAGGTCGTAGACTCACCTCGTGAGGACGGCGCCCGGGTGTTCTACAACATCACAGTCTGGGAGGACATGGAAGCCAAGCCGGCTCGCAGCTAACTTAGACTCTGGACGTGGCAAAGAGTACACCCAACGGGTCGCTACAGTTGCCGTAGTAAGTCATTCAGGGGGTGCAACTCCCCCTACGTCCACCGAGGTTGAGCGAACCTGATAACCGCTCCGGTTGCCGCCACACCGGGAGAACAAAGCTGGCGGTACATCTACGAGGAGCACCATGACCGACGACGTGAACAACCCCACCCACTACAACAAGCAGGGCATCGAGGTCATCGACGTGATTGAGGCGTACACGCCCAACTCGCCGCACCTGGCCAACGTGCTCAAGTACGTGTGCCGCCATAGCTACAAGGGGACGCCGGTCAAAGACCTCAAGAAGGCCGCGTGGTACCTGCACCGCGCCATCACCCTCGCCGTCTACGAGCAAGACCTGGCCGACATCGAGGCCGAGAACTGTGAGTGGGTAGGCCCGGGCTACAGCGAGCGCGACGTGGAGGTGTTCTTCGAGGGCTACGAGTGCCGCAAGCAGGAAGAGGATGAGGCGGGCCCCGAGACTGGCACCCCCATTCCCGAGAGCTGGGACTGGAGTTCGAGCGGCGTTGATTTCCGCCCCTTCGGGAACGGCCAAGACTTGCACACCGACCTCACCCCCTTCGAGAAGATGCTCTTCGACAACGCTGCACACGAGTGCGACGTGGCCGAGGCTGAGTGTGAGAAGTACGACCGCTCCTGGCCCGCCGACCGCTACACCCTCAAGCCAGGCGACAAGGGCTACACCGAGGAGCCCACCACCTTCGTGACGACCGGGCCTGACCGCATCGCTGGGGACGACGACGCAGCGCAGGACATCAAGGGCGAGTACTACGACTTCGACCGCTTTGAAATCAAGGGCTACTGTGCCTACTGCGATGCAGAGATTGGCGTCACCCAGCCCTTCGTCCATGGCGGTGGCTTCGAGTCGGGCATCATGTTCTGCTCGATGGACCACCTCGACGCCCTCAAGCGGTGGCAAGGACGATGAAGTTTCACCTAGTCACGACCGAGGGGAAGCACGAGACGTTCCTCAAGCGCCTGGCCAAGCAGGTCGAGCCCGAGGTAGGCTTCGACTGCGAGGCCGTAGGAGCGTGTCGTCGCTACAGCCAGGCGAAGGACCAGCCCTTCCTGAACATGGGCTACACCGCCCTCCAGGGCTTCTCAATAGCCCTCACAGACGGGAATATCTACTACTACCCGCTCCGCCATCGGAAGCAGAACGCCAAGTGGCGCTGGGCCGAGGAGGCCTTCGCAGCCCTGGCTGACGGCCGGTACGTGTGGGCCCACAACGTGAAGTTCGACTCACGCACGATGGAGCAGGACGGCTTCGACATCAGCAACATCTTCTGGGTGGACTCCATGCTCGCAGCATGGCTCCGCTACTCGCGCAACTCAGGCATCGGCCTCAAGAAGCTGGCCAAGGAGCTGCTCGACCGGGACAGTCCCGCATGGGAGGGCAGCCTCATCGACAAGACGGCCTCCGACGTGCTGGAGTACGTGTGCCACGACGCGCTCAACACCCTGGAGATAGGCCAGCGCCTCTTCTTGCAGCTCACCCGCAAGCAGAAGGACGCCCTCATCCACCTGGAGACGCCCTTCGCCGTCGAGGTGGGACGCATGGAGGCCCGAGGCATCAAGCTGGACTACGACAAGCTGGAGGCCACCATGGGCGAGCTGGCGCACGCCAACAGCGCCGACCTCTTCAAGCAGTGGAACGACCTGGCGCCTGACGCCAACCCCAACAGCGCCAAGTCCCTCCAGGAGTTCTTCATCGACGGTACGTGGGAGCCTTACGGGGTGGCCAAGACCGGAGCGTGCAAGACTGGGCGCGACGTGATGGAGTACAACGAGAAGCACGCACAGACCGAGAACGGCCGACGCCTCGCTCGACTGTGCCTGGACCTACGAGCAGCACGGAAAGTAGAGGGTACCTACCTTGATGGTTTTTATGAAGAGATGCGGCAGTGGCCTGATAGGCGGCTACACCCTGAGCTGCTCCAGCTTGGGACTCGAACTGGTCGCCTCAGTTCGGCGAACCCCAATATCCAAAACCAACTCTCCAAAGGGGAGTACGCGCCGCTTCTCAAGCAGTGCTACGTGGCGGACGACGGATGGAGCTTCGTCAGTGCGGACTACGCACAGATTGAGCTACGCCTGTTCGCTGAGCTTGCCGGTGGCACACTACTTGATTCCTTTCGGGACGGAGCTGACCTACACCAGAGGACAGCGGACGCTCTAGGGGAGACACGCGATGCGGGCAAGACATTCAACTTCGGGTTCCTCATCTACGGAGGTGGCCCCAACAAGGCAGCGCGCGAGTTCAACTGGACCAAGGAGCAAGCCAAAGAAAACATCAGCGCCATCGCGGCCGAGTACCCCGAGGCCCAAGCCATCCGAGACAAAATCATCGCGGGCTGCCTTTCCCGTGAGCCCATTCCCTTCGTTCGAACACGCACCGGGCGGGTACGGTTCATCCCTGAGCTGAAGCCCCTTTCATGGAAGGAGCGCGACCCCGAGGCCTACGAGCAGAAGGCCAAGTACGTGTCGAGCAAGTACAACATCGACCGCACCGAGACTATCAGCTACGGCGCCTTCGCCGGGTGGCTGGTGGTGGACAAGGTGATTCGGTCGGGCGGTGAACGCATCGCCGTCAACACGCCCATCCAGGGCAGCGCAGCCGACATCGCTAAGCAAGCGATGGTGGACTTCGCACGGGTCGCCGACCCCAAGACACAACGACTCGTGACAATGGTTCACGACGAGATACTCTGCACCGCAACCGAGGGGATTCAAGCTGAGCTATGCGCGAAGCTCCTACAACACAAGATGGAACACGCGGCCGTGAAGCTGGGGTACAAGGTACCCGTCCTCGCTGAGCCGTCCATCGGAAAGACCTGGTACGATG